TGAAACGCGAGATCGTAAGTAGCCATCGTTCAGTCCCTGTCGTGTCTCAGGACTAAGCCTGAGGGATCTTCATGAATTGGTTTGCGTCAATCATCTTCGGTGCGAAGTATCCGCGGAAGGCAATTGTGCGTGACAATGTTGATGGATTGTCCAGGCTGATTGCGCCCTTCTGCTGCTCATAGCAACGGAAAGCACCAGTTGCTGCTGCACCCACAATCGTGGTCTTTGCGGCAAAATTCGTGTCAACCACTAAACGCAACCCAAAAACAACTGACTCACGGGAGCCTGGATTCATTGAACCGAATGCGTTCATTGGGCCGACTTGCGGGAACAATGGACGGTCTGCGGTGTCGCTGAGTTGTCCAAGTTGTGCGAACACGTCTGGTGAAACGAAGAGATGATCTGGAAGGTAGTAACCGTTGCTCAAGATGGTTGTTGCGCAAGCATAAACTTTTGCAATCCAGTCTGAAGGGTCTGTCGGTGCGACGTTGCCGGTTGTCTGTGAAGTACCTGCAAGAAGCGCGTCGGCTGCTGCGTTGTCGGTTGCAAGGGCGTATTTTTTGCCCATGTCTTCAAGGAGTCCGGTGAGAACTTCTGGCGATGTCCAGTCGATTGAAGCCTCGGAGACTTCGACGTATCCGCCGTAGATGTCCTTAGTGATTTGGATGTCATCAACAATGAACTGTCCAGCGGTGATTGTGGTGTTCTGTGTCTGTGGCCCACCGATTGAGGTATGGGTTGTAATTTTTGGAACGATGAAGACCTTGCCTGATGCGGGCATTTGACGTGCGCCGATTGCATCGACAACAGGGCGGAGACCCTGAATTCCTGAATAGATGGGAGCCAAGATTGGCAACGGCAAGATACCGTCAAGATCAGCGGTTGTCACGTCGGGGGCTGCAGCGCGGAGACGAGCGTTGAACTCGGCAGCGATTGCGCCACCTTGCATCTGTGCTGAGATCCATTCGCCTGCCGATGGCATTTTGAATTCTTTTTTTGCCGAAGCAAAGATTGGTGATGTTGGGATGGTGTCGGGCGCGGAGGCTTCGACTTGGGTTTCTGTTGACATTGTTTCCTCCTGGAGACTTGTGTCGGGTTGGGGTTCGGTTGCTTCTTCTTCGACTTCTTCTGGGTCGGGTTCTGAAGCAGCGATTTTTTCAATTATTGCGTCGGCAAATGCCGGAACACTGACGACGGATAATTCTTGAAGCAAAGCGGACGAGACAATCATGACGCCGTTTTTGTCGTACTTGAATTTTTGCGGGACTGCACCGACACTTACGGAATCATAAGCTGTCATTTGAATCAACTCAACCACATCATCCGCAGCCTTACTGCGTGAAAAAGTTGCGCTGAATCCGAGACCGTTGTCAAGGTCGATGAGTTCGGTGACGATGCCGATTGGGCGTCCGTCGTGATTTTCAAGAAGTCGCGCGGGCTTGGCATTCAAGTCAAAGGCTCCGCGCTTGAACATGACCTTTTCGCCACCTGAGACTGTTGCGACGGTGTCCCAGGGGACTGCGATGCCGGTGATGGTGCGCGGTGCATCTTCTCCGGCTGCAGCGTCAAGAGTGACGGGGACGGCGGTGAATTTAATCATGAAGGAATCTCCTCGAGGTCTGGAACTTGTGGTTCGACTAATGCGTCGTGCATATCGCCAACTGCTAGAAGGTCGTCGGTGTCGAAACAGATATAGCGTCCGCGCGCGGTGACATCGTTCATGCTGAGACGAGATTCGATTGCATGTGCGTACATTTGCGCGCCGAATAGCCACAGATCCTGACGAGCCTGAGACGCGTTTTGATATGTCATTGACGCGCCTGGCGTCGGAGCAGATACGAGGTAGGCGGGGACTGAACACATGCGGGAAAGGTCAAGGGCTTGGTATTCGCGTTGCGCTGCATTGACTTCCAAAGGGTCACGATCAAACTCAACAAAGTTGACGTAGTTGTTTAACGCGCCAATGACGTTTCCTTCGCGCCGAGCCTGCGCCCATTGCGCTGCCAAGTCTCCAAGTTCTTCACCGGACATTGTCTCGCCAGCGGAGGTTTGCTGAAGATAACCAGGGACAGTTTCAATGGTTGCTGCACGATCTGCGTACTGGTCAAGGTGAGTCGCGATGCTGACGGAGCGTCGACCTGAATACATGAGACCAGTTGTCGGTGCAAGAAACGTAATGATTTCGTTCGGGTCAAGTTGGATGCCGTTAAACTCAATTTCGTCTGGCATGCCGAAGAATTGCGGGCCGACTTGATTTGGTGTCTGGATGTTGGCGGACGGTAGCCATTCAAAACTCATTGGGCGTCCGTCGGTTGCATTACGGGAAGTGACCGCCCAGAACGCGCGTCCTGTCATCCACAAGTCTGTGACCGTGTTGGCAAGTATGAACTGGCGCGGGACTTTCGGATCAGGGTTTTCCATCCATGACTCATTTGGCACATAGATTTCTTCGTACTCGGTGCCGTTCCATTGCTTGACGTACTGGCGGAACTCAAGGCCAGAGATGGTCGAGGCGAGAAGGTCTCTCGCCCTCGACACCGTCGGAAGACTAAGGGCGACCTGCTCAAATGCACCGCTTGTCCATGCATACGTCGGGGGGACGCCAAGACCAGCAACGCCGGCAGCGGCTTTAATTGGCGACGACGCAAATTGAGCGGTATTTATTTTTCGTGAGAAGAACGCCACGGATGGAGTCTTTCACAAACTAGTTGCAAATGCAACTACCTTCCGAAGGCCATTGCTGCGCGTCCAGTATTTGACGGGCGGGAAACAAGTGCGGCTGCGACGACGAGAAGTCGCGCTGCCTCGATCGGGCCAGGGGAGCGTTGACTACTGATTACGACCTGACCGTTTGCGCGGGCAAGGACGGCTCGGTTGACGTGGGTTGCAAGCAGTTCTTCGCCTCGGTGGTAAATGCGTTTCTCAAGAATTAGCGAGCGAGTCAGACCCGTAAATTTAAGTACTTCGGCGTAGCCAAAAATTTGACGTCGCCGTTCTAACTTCTCTGGAGTATGAATGTCTAGTGCCGGTGTAATTGCTAGGCGCAACTTTGGGTCTGCCTCCATTGCCTCGTTAATCTTTATCCACATTTCCTTGAGGGACTCTGTGGAGAACTGGACAGTTGCAATGATGTTGCCCTCCTCGGTAAGTCCGCAACGAATGCCCACATACTTTTCTCCGCCTGTGGATGAGTCCACCGCAAGGACGCCACCCTGGGGACAATCCGATTCTGTGAACAACTTGTCCCAGACGCCTGGCTGAATCCAAGCGTCCGCCGAAGAGACCCACAGATTCAGGTGGGCGCGGAGGAACGCTGCACGATCTGGAGTTTCCGCGGCGGCTTGAAGTGCCTCAAGAGTGATGGTCTGACCGAGGGCGGGGTTGGGGTAGCCCCAATTGATTTCGTCGTTCGGGTCTACCGACGGGAGACTCCATTCGGCAAAATACAGACGGGTCTGTTTCTGTTGGTCTATCGCGCCAATCGCTGCCTCACGAAGACGTTGCATTGTCTTAGACGACTCGTCGCCTGAAGTTGACCAGGAGGAAAGAAGCGGAGACTTGACCGCAATCTGCGACGGGCGGAGCGCGTCAAAGTAGACCTCTTCGGAGACATTCCAGATTTCGTCAACAACAATCAGATCGTAAGTTCCGCCGTGAAGGTTTGGGGTCGCTGCCCTGACTTCCCATGTTGACCCGTTTGGCATCTCGACTTTGTTGCGTCCGTACGACCAGGTGACATGACCTTCAAATTGTGCCTCAAGTACCGGTGCAAGTTCGTTGAAGATTGCAACCGCGCGATCAAGTTTGTTGGCAACGGAAAGAACGTGCATTGGTTTACCGCGCATCGCTGACCAGTCCGTCAAGAAGAATCCGCAAAGACTTGTCAAGGCAACCGACTTGCCGTTCTGCCGCGCACAACTAGTCAACGCTTCACGAAAGACAAGGTCGCCGTTCTCATCGTGGGTCAATTGTCCGGTCAACGCAATAATTTGCCAGTCAAAGAGTTTGCGGGAAAGAACGCGCTCAGACCATGCAGCAACCGCAGGCCCGTAAGAACCACTTCCCTGGGTGACCGATTCCAACCTGGGCTGAACCATTCCAATCCCGAGCGTTAATTCCGCAGATGCGAGACATCGAACTGATTCGGTTTGAATCCCTTCAGATAAGAG